CCATGCAGTAGTATTTTTAATAAACAGCAAATAAAAAATCAAGCATTATGCAGGCTGTTTCTTTTTATCACCGGCTACAGCAATACCACAATGCCGCAGACCAGCACCCCATCCGCCAGCACCGACATGATTCTGCTGGTGAAATCCACCATCACCACCAGAAACAGCAGGAGTGCAGCCACAGCCAGGCGCAGTTTTACCGTCACTGGTGATTCTCCAGACGAAGACCCAGAACACCTGCAATCTCTTCCAGAACCTTGCGCTCTTCCGGCTCAATTTCGCCGTCTGCCTCCGCAATAGCCACCGCCACATCCAGCACATCTTCCGCTTCACGCGTATCGTGTTTCACATCCTCAATCTCGCGTAACGCGGCACGACGACCAATTTTAAAATTGGTATCCAGCTGACCGATAATGGTTGCGCTAATCGCATTAATTTCCGAGGTAAACGCAGACAACGCAGGCTGATTACGTAAGACCTGTTCGATCTTCGCTTTCTAGGAAGCCTCACATTCACCATCTGCACAGGCCACCAGGTATGCAGCGTTAATCACCGCCTGTGCCAGATCGCGTTTCTCAAACTTTTTAATTTCCGCTGCCGCTCTGCGGGTTTTCTTTTTGAAGATTCCAAACATCGTGACGTTCCTTTGGGTGGGTGAGCCAACGCCCGGGAGCGATCTGCCCACAGAGAAAGTCACACTGACCACTCCGTAAGCTCACCCCCGAAAGGCTCTGTGGTTGATATGCGCCGGGCGTGGCGCAGATACAAAAAAGGCCCGCCGAAGCGAGCCTGGAAAATAAGTGTGGCGCGTTGTAGTGGAGTCTAACCACTGACCGATTGCTTAGAAGGCAATTGCTCTGTCCGACTGAGCTAACAACGCATGATGCTGATAATGGACCGCCACCGGGGACTCCGAATCTCGCACAGGGTGACGTTCTTTCCTGATGAGCTAGTGGCGGTTGGTGGCCCTTGCTGGATTTGAACCAGCGACCTGGCGATTATGAGTCACTCGCTCTCACCACTGAGCTAAAGGGCCGATAACATAATGATAACGTTACAGAATAAATTCAGCAATATCACTCTCTCTTTCTGATTAAATTCTGTACATCCCTTGCGGTCTGCTCAAAACGTCCGGTCTCCAGCTCAACGCCAATTGCACGACGCCCCAGTGCATTCGCTGCTTTGACTGTCGAACCGGACCCCATGAAGAAATCTGCAACCAGGTCTCCCGGACGACTGCTGGCGGTAATCATTTGCCGCAACATATCTGCCGGTTTTTCACAGGGATGTTTGCCCGGATAATACTGCACAGGCTTGTGCGTCCAGACATCCGTATAAGGAACGGCTGCCGATACGGAAAAATAACGCCGCAGTGATTTGTACTCTTCCAGCAGGCTGGCATACTGCCGGTTCAGCTCACTGTATGTGCTGACCAGTTGGTGATGTGGCTTTTCCAGTTCACCCCGCTGATGTTTCTCTTCTGCCACCCGGGCAAACAGCACCTGAAGTTTTCTGTAATCATCCTCGTTCGGTAACTGCCACTGGCTGGCACTGAACCAGTGCGACACCATGTTTTTCTTTCCTGTGGCATCCACAATCTGTTTTGCCGTTATCCCCAGAGCAGCACGCGCATCACGAAAGTAAGAAATCAGCGGGGCCATCACATGCTGTTTCAGTGCCCTGCCCTTCGCCTCATACCCGGCATCTTTCGGGCGATATGGCCCCTGGTAATGTTCAGCAAACAGAACGCGCTCTGTGGCAGGAAAATATGCGCGCAGACGTTCTTTATTACACCCATTCCAACGTCCGGACGGCTTCGCCCAGATGATATGGTTAAGCACACTGAAGCGTTCACGCATCATGATCTCAATATCAGATGCCAGGCGATGCCCACAGAACAGGTAAAGGCTTCCGGCAGGTTTTAACACCCGCCAGAACTGGGCCAGACAGTGGTCCAGCCACTTAAGGTAATCTTCGTCCCCTTTCCACTGATTGTCCCAACCGTTGGGTTTCACCTTGAAGTAAGGCGGATCGGTAACAATCAGGTCAATGGAATCATCAGGCAGGGACTGAATAAAATGCAGGCAATCAGCGTTGATTAAATCAACACTGTTTATTTTTACAGTATTTTTCATGGATCAGTAAGCGTAACTCTGGTAGGCTCACTCTGCTTTTGCGCTAAAGCAGTGGGCCGTGGTTCGCTTGTGACCAGTAAGCATGAGCGAATGGCTGGCAGGTGCTACCAACACCCACCAGCCGCCCATTTTCACAGCAGGAAACCGCCATTACTGGCAGCGTCTGAATTTATTCCCGTACCCGCCGTTATCCTTCGCCAGACCCGCCAGAACTAACTGAGTCAGTATTAACTGGCACTGGGCTTCGCTTACTCCGGTAGTTCTCGTCATCATGCGTGGCGTTACCCACTTGTCAGCAGGTAAGAAATGAAGGACTGCGGCGGCGGTTTCTGTCATATCTTGCTGTTTTAGCATGTCTTTTTCCCTTCTGGTTAACATGACATACCAATAACTCTTGTCTAAAAAGCCAGCAAGATAGAAAGTCAGTATTCACGACCACCAGCGTGTTTACTGTACTGCACCAAGTTTACAGGTACAAAAAAACCGCTCAGCGGCGGGTTTAAGTTGTGTGGCGAAGTAACCACTCTTAACAGCATATTTGATTTTTTACGATTGTAAACGGTTGATTATTCATCTCCAATAAAAATAATTGTGTGGGTATGCCCTTAACAATGGATAAGAAACATGAATAAAATAACTGTACTATTACTTAGCGCAACTATCATTTCAGGTTGTACTTCTTCCGTACCATTGATAAAGAAAACTCAATCAGGAAAACCTGAGGGGGTTTATCAAAATACGACAAAAGATAAAGTCAAAGATGCCCTTGTGAATTACTGCAATAGTAGAGGGTTGATAATTTACAACGCGGATAACAGCAGTATTATATGTGGTAAAGAACTGGAAGGCGGCTCTGCCGTTTTTGGACAAATATTAATCGGCAATGCCTATTCAACAACCCCGGTATCAAAAGTCAGATTTACTATCGCTCAAGTTAATAACGATACAAAAGTGTGGGCCGATATGTGGATGGAAACTCAAATGGCAATGGGGCAAGTACAACAAATGGCTATAACAGACAACGCAAGCAAAAACACTATCCAACAACGTCTTGATGAATTAAAACCTTAAGTAAATTAATTAAATAAAATGGGGAGAATAAATCGACTCCCCACACATTAAACTGATTCAATTACCCCCTCAATAAGAGGTCTTCTAACGATCCATCTCTAGCTCAATTTCTAACATCATTAACATGCCATCAACTACACCTTCAGCCTTTTGCAATAAACGCCCAACCCAGCAATCAGAACGCCCATGTTTACGGGCAAGCGCCATAAACGTCATACCACCTACATAATAATCCACTAATAAATCGTGCAAATCGCTGTTGTTCTTTTTCAAGCGAGCCATGCACCCACAAATGATCATCGCATCATCGTCACAACATTGCGGGCGGGATTTTACTTTTGAAGGGATTAGTCCTTTAAATCCTGCAGCAATAGACGACCAGGTGACATCCTCGTGATTATTTGCCACCCATGCCCCCCAATGTTCAAGAACCATTTGAATATCACGCATCAACTTTCTCCACAAAATCAGGCCAGCACGCCAATTGCCAGCGCACGATCGATAAAACGAAATATCAGCTCCGGCTGGGAGTCATACTTCTCTTCAAATGCCACGGTATCCGCATGCAGCTCGTCGTGATGCTTTCTGCACAAAGGCAACACAAAAAGGTCATGCGCTTTTGTTCCCATTCCACCCTGACCGTGACCTATCAGGTGGTGGGGATCATCAGCGGGCTTTCCACAACATGCACACGGCTGTGTCTTAACCCAGCGCGTGTACTTTTCATTAACCCAGCGGCGACGTTTTGGGCGTAACATAAAAGACTCCGGCGACTCCGGATCCACTTTCAGCGCCAGCACCTTTTTCGCTTTATCCTGGATGATGCTGGTGGCAGGAACCGAAGGCACAAGGTCACTTTCCCGGGTGACAGACGGCACAACAGGCTTTGGTAATCTCAGTGCCTTACGGGCTGCACTTTCCGGTAAGGCATCCGCCAGGTCATTACGAATCAGCCACCAGCACAGTTCCGGCATTGTCACAACGTGACTATCATCAAAACCGAGATCCCGACGCACAACAGACAACACCCAGCGGGCACAGTTATCCGTTGCCATTGATTCCAGCCGTTCCGTGAACTGATCGCGCAGCTGGTTATCGCAGTGCCAGCACAGACGGATTGCGCCCGGAGCGTGTCGCATTGTGGTCATGTTCTCGCTGTGCCAGTCGGAATGAGGCCACTGGCAGCCTTTTTCACGAAGTAACCAGCTTTCAAGACATTCCACGCCACCAGCACGACGGATCACTGCCTCATTGCGGAACACGGCCCGAACGGCAGGATCATCCGCCAGCGGTTGTGATGCCGCCGGAACGGCACCGCTGGCGAAAGATGAATAACGTTCCGGCTCAGGCTCCAGCAGGACACGCCCCTGCATAAACAGGGGCATCAGCTCTGAACCAGGTCTGAACAATACGATCCCCATACGCGGGGCAATTTCAGGGGTCAGTAGTGCTCTCACAGTCACCTCAATGAACGGTATCGAGCAGCTTTAACAGCTCAGGGAATCGGGATTCGAAGAAATGCGGCTGCGTCTCGCGCGGATTTGCGGGACTGGTGATGTTCTTGCCGAACATGCAGCCTTTCGCCGTCAGCGACCAGAATTTTTTGATGTTGTTAATCCCGGTACGGCTGTATCGTTCGCGCTGCTCGACGATCCCCAGCTTCACCATCTGGTGATATGCCTGATTAGCCGTCAGGCGGATACCATACTGCTTCAGCAGTGCACTCAGCGACAGCGTAGGGCGGCTTGAACCATCTGGCGCATCAGCAGGTGCATCAATGGCATAGATCGGCATAAGTTCAGGAAGACCAGCTACCTTTGATAATTTCTGGTATGCACCAAGTTTCGAGGAGTTTGACAGATTTAGAGTCTTTGCTGCTGATTCAAGCAGAATGACCCCGGATTTAATTTTGTCGGATGTGGTTTCTTCTGGTGATGAATTATGAAGCGCATCAAAAGTACGTATCACTTTTAAGCTGAATGCCGGGCTGATCCACATTGCATATGCATAGACCAGCTCTTTACAGACATACGTCCCACCATTGCGCCCCTGAATGGTGATGACAGGAATACTACGGGAATCTCCCGTAGTTTCTTCTTCCAATAATTCCACAAGAGCCTTCGTTTCAGGACGACGCATAAACTCGTGAACTTCCAGCGAACGGGAGGAGCGATTCTCACCAGCGGCAAGAAGAGCAGCTTTCTGAAGGTCGTTAAGACAGTAGTTAGATTCGAAGTACTGGCGCACAGAAACGCCATCAATTACAAGCAACTGATTCATTGGTTTCTCCACAAATTTTTATCCACGAGCGGGACTGCACTCCCTTTTCGTTGATGCAGGATGAACTTACTGCGATTTTTAATAGTTATCAAGGATACACTGTTCATAAATACAGTATCTTTAACGAGGTAATACCCAAATTTAGGGTGTTGCTCAATTCCGTTACCGAGTTGCTAATTTGCAACTCGCTTTTTCGTACTTACTGATAGTGATCTCGACCTTCCCTTTCGGGATAACCGGTCCCCACTCCACCAGCATTCTTTTCACCTGACTGTCGTCTTCCCACACACCCGCATGGGTCAGGGCGTCAAACAGCGCCTTGTTATAGTTGTCCAGATCGCGGATCCGGTTATCCGGAGGAAACAACACGATCTCCACTGAAGCAGGTGCCGACGTTGGTTTCGGCAGACGACGTAACTGCTCAACTATTGCTGCGCACGCCGCGCTCTGAAATTTTCGCCCCGCCTCGCTTATCAGGCTCTTACCAGCAAATGCCACTTTGTTGGGGTGTCGCCAGTACATGTTCACGCTGGGCGGAAAAGGCAGTATTAGCTTCATGCCACCATCTCCCTGACCAGTTTTTCCGCCTGCTGGCGAACCTGCGCCAGAAATGCCTCACCACATGCCTCAAGTTCATCGCGCCCGATGTAGCTGATTGCCGGTCCCTTCCAGGTCTTGTCGAAAACAGCAATAGCACCAGCGAAGAAAGCACCTGTTGGCACCTGCTTTTCGTCTTTCGGGATAAACCAGGCAGGCAGTTCAAAACCAATACGCCCGCGAATAAAAGCAATATGATCTGCATCTTCCGGCCACCACACTTCGCTGGTGGCAGCTTTGATCAGGAAAACATAGCGCCCGCCTTTATCACGCATGGCACTGGCATGCTTCATGATGTAACGCATGCCGGTGATGTATTGCCCCTCATGCTGACTGGCGCGGCTGTACGGGGGATTGCCAAAGGCAGCACCTTTAAGCTCCGCAAGACGTTCTGACCAGTCATGCGCCAGCGCGTTGTCTTCCGCCGTGTAATACGCGGCACATTTGGCGTTATCACCGTCAGTGAACAGATCCAGAACAAACGGACCAAACAAGGTGTTAATTCCCCAGAAAATGTTGTCCGGCGTGCGCCACTGATCGCCCACTTCCTTCAGTTCATGGGCTGGTTTGTTCCGCAGTTCTACCAGCGCCTGGCAATATTTATTACTCATTAAGCCCCCACGTAAAAAGCATCCGCAATGTCTCCGGAAGTACAGCCCGGATGGGCTTCAATGAATTTCTGAACGTCATTTAACAGACTCATGATCACCCCCTGAATCCTG